TGCGACGCGGGCGATGTTCTCGTGTAGCAAGCTGATTGGTGATTAAGAGCATTGACGGCAGTAAGCACCACACGGATGAAGCACGCCAACAAGCGGGTGTTGACATCTGACTGGCTTGCGGAGCGCATAGAGCGCGAGGAGTCGTTCATCGACGACCCCGTTCGCCAGTGTGCTGAGTTGGAGCTATGCCGCGACGACCCCGTGCACTTCATCAACAACTGGGGATGGACATACGACCCGCGAAACATCTTCAGAGGGCTGCCCGTCAACATCCCGTTCATACTCTACCCACGGCAAGCCGAACTACTCCGCTGGTTCCACGAACGCGTGATGGCTCAGGAAGATTGCCAGATCGAGAAGAGTAGAGAAGAGGGTGTTACATGGCTCATATCCGTTGCGTATGGCGTATGGGGGTTCACATTCCACGACGGATTCGCGGTTGGCGTCGGTAGCCGCAAGTTGATACTCGTGGACCGCAAGGACGACATGTCCGCAATCTTCCCGAAGTCCCTTTTTATGATCAACAGGCTGCCCCCGTGGATGAAGCCGAAGATCGCACCCGCTTTCTGCAACATCCGCAACCTCGACAACGGCTCAACGATCACGGGTGAAGCTGGCGACGAGATCGGGCGCGGTGGTCGCACAACGTTCACAGTGATTGACGAGGCTGCGTTCGTTCAGCATCCGATCATCAGCGACACGGCACTGCTTGGTGTTGGTTCTCCGATCTGTTGGATGTCCACCCCGAACGGAAGCAACAACCCATTTGCACAACGCCACCGTGCAGGTGCCACGAATACGTTCCGTATACACTTCCGCGACAATCCATTCAAGGACGCGGCGTGGGAAGCCGAGACCCGTGCGAAGATGTCTCCGGCCATGTTCGCGCAGGAGCATGACATCAGCTTCACCGCGTCAATCGAACGTGTGGTGATCCCGTCGGATTGGGTGACGGCGGCGATCAACCTGGACCTCACCGCAACGTCGCAGGTTGTTGCCGGTCTGGACATCGGGGATTCAGGCATGGACATGAACGTGCTGGTGTTTCGTCGTGGTGGAAAGATCATCGACCTCGTGGCGTGGGATGGCGACGGCAACCCGAACAACACGGCACACCGGGCGATACAGGAGTGCACGTCGCGTAACGTGAAGATCCTGCATTACGACCGCGTGGGTGTTGGTGCATCCGTCGCCGGTCCGCTCATGAGCGCCGAGCGTCTCAGCTTCCGGTTCATCCCCGTTCTCGGTGGCGCAAGGCCGACCGACACGCGATACGCAGACGCTCTGACATCACGGGGGCGGACAGGTTCCGCAACTACCGAGCGGAGATGTGGTGGGCGTTGCGTATGCGGTTCCTGCGGACGTTCGAGTACGTGACGAAGGGCGTAGAGCATCCGCACAACGACCTGATATCCATACCCGACAACGGCGAACTGATCACGCAATTGTCGCAACCCACATACAGCTATACGGAAACGGGACTGATCAAGATACAGAGTAAGGACGAGATGCGTGCAGCAGGGGGCAAGAGTCCCGATCATGCTGATGCCACTGTATATGCTTATATTCCTGCGGGTAATTCCAGCGGAGAGTTGGTCACGTTTGGCGAACAGCGTGTCATGTCATAGCAGAAAAGGGGCATAATGCAATTCAAGAGACTGCTATCTCAGATGTTCGCCAGCGATCCCACCCCGACCCCTGACACCAGCGAACGCGCAGTCACGACAGCCAGCGCGTACGGCACTCGCTCATACTACTCCGACACCAACCCCGACAAGATCGTCGCCACCAAGGGTATGCCATACCTCCAGCAGATACCGAGGAAGAACGGGTACACCTACGGCCTCGAACAGCAACGTAAGAACCGAAGCACAGGTCCGGGTTGGACCGTGGCACCCAGCGACCCCGACGACGCGAACGCCGTGATGATGGCAGAGTTCTGCGCGGATGCGCTCAAGCGCATGACCGGGCGGTTCGCAGATTCACAGAAGTTCATGCTGGACGGTATCTTCCTCGGCTACTCAATCGCGGAACTCGTGTGGGATGACTGGCAGTCTGCGACGTATGGTTCCCGCGTCGGCCTTGCTGCACTGAAGAGCAAAGACCCGGCGACGTTCGACTTCCACACCGACAAGTTCGGCAACGTCGAATATCTGACGCAAGGCAAGTATTCCTCCAACCCCGAACAACTCGACCCGAACAAGTTCGTCATCGCCACGTATGAAGGCAAAGGCGGCAACCCCTACGGCATCGGAATCTATTCGCGGATATACTGGAGCGATTGGTTCATCACCGAAGGCTGGAAGATCTGGGGCAGTGCCGTCGAGCGATACGGCCAGCCTATCATAATCGTCGAACCCGGCAACGCAGACGACAAGGGTGTTGATGATGTGATCAACAACGTACAGCGGTCAACCGGAATCAAGATACCGCCTGGTATGAAGATCAGCTTCCTTGAGACACGGAGCCAAGGCCAGGCCGGGTATGAACGGTTCATCACCGAACACAAAACGAACATACAGATCGCAATCCTCGGCCAGACGCTCACGAGTGAGCAGGGGTCCACCGGATCGCAGGCACTAGGCAACGTCCACAAGAGCGTGCGTGACGAGATCATCAAAGATGATACGCGGTGGATGTATGACATCCTCAACGAGCAACTGATCCGGCGACTCGTGGACTTCAACTGGGCAGACGTCGTGGATTACCCGACGCTCATGCCAGCACCGACCAACGACATGACCATCAAGGAGCAGGTCGAAGTCATGCAGATGGTGCAGTCGATGGGTTACGACGTGACGCAGAACCACGTGGAGAATGTGACGTCAATACAGCGCGCACAACCCGACGACGATATACTCGTGAAGCCAGTAACACAGCCGCAATTCTCGGCAGAATCCAAGACGAACCCCATGGGGAAAGTGGAGAAGTTCGCGCAGTCCACGTCCACCGAGGGACGCAAGATTGTCAACACGCTGGAAGAGATTGAGGGCGAAGGTTCCGAGCAGTACGGCGAATTGTGGAAGGGTATCCGCGATGACCTGATCAAACAGGCGACACCGGCGTTCGAGGCGGGCAAGGTCGCGTTCGAGCCGTCGATCACACGCAAGCCACTTACTACCGTACTCAACAAAACGTATCTCATGTCATACCTCGTCGGGCGACTGAGCGGACAGGCCGCACTGGATGCGACCCGTGAGAAGTTCAAGCAGACACTGACCGTCCTGCCTTCCGATGTGATCCTGCCACCGAAGGAAGCACTCGAATGGTACAACACGCTATCCGATCCCATGTCCGGGAAGGCTGTCCAGGTAGCACGCGGGTACGCGCTTGACCGTGCGTCTGCCGTTGCGATAGACGACATCGGGCACGCGAGCACCGTGGTGCGCAACGTCCTGCGTGAGTCGATCAATGCGGGCTGGGGATTCGACCAGTTCCAGAAGGGCGTCGTCGAGGGCTTGCAGGAATACACAGCAATCACGCCCACACGGCTGGATCTGATCTTCCGCAACGTCACCATGTCCGCACTCAACGAAGGGCGCATGGACCAGTTCAAGGAAGCGGAAGAACCGGCGGCAATCAATCCAATCGTCGCGTATGTATACGACGCAATCATGGACGACAGGACGTCGGACTTCTGCTCCTCAATGAACGGCAGGAAATACGCGGTCGGCGATCCGATCATCAAGAGCGCACAACCGCAGAACCATCATAACTGCCGGTCGATGTGGTCGCCGGTGGTCCAGACTGAACAGGACAAAAAGAAATACACCATCGACAAGGCATACCCCGTCAAGGACGGCGAAGTGCTGACACCAGCGAAAGGGTTCGGTGCATAATGGGCATACAGTATCCAACGTCGCAAGATGAAGCCGACGGCACGCACTCGATTACGGGCGTTCCGATCTTCAAGTTGGACGAGGAAAAACGTGGCTTCTACTACGGGCAGGATTGGGGCGATAGGGCCGTCGCCGCGTTCGACGATATAACAAAGGACGGGTACCTTCCTCCGCTGATCCGTGGACACAACTGGTATGGCGAAGAGCGGCCCGCCGAGGGGTTCATCCAGAATCTGAAGCGTGACGAGTCTACGCTGACCGCCGACTTCGTAAAGATCCCCGCCGACCTGTTCGCCGAGATGGAGGACCGCAAGTGGCCGTACAGAAGTGTCGAGATAGACCAGTCCAGCGCAGAACTCATGGCGGTTGCCCTGCTTGGATCGAATGCACCGTATGACAAGCTCCCACTCCTTGCATTCAAGCAGGGTGAGGGTGAAACGCTTATATTCTCACAGTCAGAAGTGGGTGTATGGCACAACACGGACGACAAAGGGATAACCACGGAGGAAATAAACGTGGCTGAAAACATCACACCGGAGGTCGTAACGCCTGAGCAGTTCGCTGCACAGACTGCGATCATCGAGACCATGCGCACCGACCTGACCACCGCCAACACCGCAATCGCTGAAGAAAAGGCGCGAGCGGACAAGGCCGAGCAGAAGTTCGATGCAGGGAATACAGAGATCCGTGGCCTTCAGGTGACCGCCTTCGGTAACACCATGAAGTCGCTCGGATTCTCGCCTGCGTTCATTGAGTCTACGGAAGTGGTGGGGGCGACCGCCCTGTTCGGTTCCGAGACTGTTGTCAAGTTCGGGGAAACAGACCATACAGGACTCGACGGTGCGACCGCGTTCTTCTCTGCCATCGCCAAGGCCGCAACCGACGGCACGCTCATGGTGCCCAAGGGCGAAGTCTCGGGAGGCACGAGCGACACCGGATTGCCCGTTGACGCAGATGACGAAGAAGCGAGAGTGGCTCAGGCGAATAAGTTCGCCGCAGAAAAGGGCACATCGTTCTCGGTAGAATACAAGCAACTGCTCCCTAAGGAGGGCTGAAAATGCCTCAGACAGGACCGAGCATAAAGATCACCGGCATTGCTGGTGGAACGCTCACAGACAAACAGTACTACGGCGTAACGCTTGAGACCGATGAGAAGTATGACCTGGCAGACAGTGCCGGTGAATACATCTCTGGAATCCTTGCCAGTCCGAACAAGGCTGACGACACCATCGTTGTGAACGATGCCATCAGTATCGTGAAGAGCGGCAGGACGAGCGTCGTGGCCGGTGCGTCTTTCGATTGCGGCGTATTCCTTCAGATCGACGCAAGCGGTATGGCGATTCTCGCAGCCACCGATGACATCGCATTCGGCGAATCACTCAGGGCGTCCACAGCATCAGGTGACATTGTCCCTGTTTGGCTGTTCGGCAGCCCGACTATCACAACGTAAGGAGGTTCAGGGTGGCCTATAATGACACTGGCCTCGCCAGCGTTCACATCTCGGCGGCGTTGACACAAGTAGCGATTGAATATAACGCGCAGAACTTCATCGCTGACATGATCTTCCCACGAGTTCCAGTGGAGAAGGAAAACGACAAATACTGGGTATTCGATAAGTCTGGCATGAGAACTGGAGACGTGACCGGATACACCCGCGAACAAGGAACCGAGACTATCAGGGTTATTCCCACGCAGAGTGATGAAAGCTATGCGTGCGTAGAACATGCGCTAGAAAGCCCCATCGACGCCCGATTGTCAAAAGAAGCTGACTTTGATCTTGGGTCCGCAAGGGTGAGGAACCTAATGGACCGACTGATGCGTGACCGCGAGAAGCGTATCGCTGATCAGTTGTTCAGCACGACCAACATCACGCAGAACACGACCCTCACCTCGACTGACCAGTGGAGTGACTACACGAACAGTGATCCCATCGGTGATATTGAAACCGGTACAACCACCGTCGAAAAGGCGACCGGATACACGCCGAATACTCTCGTCCTCGGACGTGAGGTGTATCTATCGCTCAAGCGACACCCGGCTCTTCTCGAATTGATCAACGTCACCGACGGCGCGGTCCCCAATGCGCTGATGATGGAGTTGTTCGATGTCGAGCGCATACTGGTCGGTCGCGGAGTACGGAACACCGTGGCAGAAGACACCAGCCAGACGCATACCGGCGGGTATATCTGGGGTAAGTATGCCCTGCTGGGTTACGTACCGCCTTCGCCGTCCATCGCGGAACCGTCGCTGGGATACCAGTTCGTTTCCCGCGACTGGCAGGTAGATCAGTACGAAGAGCCTCGCATCTCCAGTCGTGTGCACAAGGTGTCGGAAATCTCCGATAACAAGATCACGGCAGCCGGTTGTGGGTATCTTATCGCTGGCGCAATCGCTTAAAGGGGGATGACATGAACAACAAGCATGGGCTATGGCTGGTTGTGTTGGTCCTTGCGTCTGTTGCGATGGCGACCGTGTGGAACACTGACAACAACGTCTGGAAAGGGTTGAACACGTTCACCCAGACCACGACGTTCAGCGGTGCTGTTACACAGACCGGTGCTTCCGCAGTGAGCGGTATCACCACGCGCACGAGCTATGTCATTGACTCGTACGCATGGTTCGGGACCACGAACGCTGACGGCCTGGACACTGTGACAGTGGCCGCCGCTGATACTGGCGACGTGACTCTGATCACGCCGGGGTTTGATGCTGTGGTTGCGTCGCTTGCTGATACTACATTCCAGGCAAAGGCCATCGACGGGTCTATTCTCGTCAAAGGTCCGGCAAGTGCACCGTACAATCTCAAACACGAGAAGACGGGTAATTGATATGCCATGCACCGAGGTGATGTCAGTGGTTTGGGAGTCTCCCGAACCACTCATGCACAAGGGTGTCAAGTGTGAAGCCGGGAGCGAAATAAGTCTCCCGGCTTTCATTGCAAAGGGTTTCGTCGCACGCGGCATGGCTCGACTACCCGGCGACACCGTGGAACCAACGAAGCCGAAACGCAAGACCAAAGCGAAGGAGTGAACATGTCGGGAAAGAAATACATCGTCGATATGCCAATGGGCGGGTCGATCAAGGCCGGTGGGAAGCATCACATAGGCGGCGACACAGTCGAACTCGAACCCGTGGACGCCGCAAGGCTCATAGCCCGTGGTGCCATCGTGCCATTCGTCAAGCCGAAGCCGTCCGTCGCTGTTGAGGTGCCTGTCGAAGCCGTCGCACCTGATACCATCGCCGAGCCAGTAGCCGAGCCGGTCGCTGATGCTCCAGCGAAGCCAGCGACTAAGCGCATCAAGCGGACCCGGAAGTCACCAGGGGAAAAGAAATGAAACGTATTGCCGTGGTCATGTTGCTG